CAGCAAAGATAGCAATCAACCCTGCGATGGAATAGTATGCCGCTACGAGAGACACTGACAATCCAGTCAGTATCATCATAAGTGCAGTCTTCATGTTAACCTCTAGTCAACGTAACAATCTTACTTACTTGCTCTTCTAACTTTTCTTTTCTGTTAGGCCAATAGATATATTCTTTCTCAGGATTCTTCATAAGATTGACCAACAGTGGCACAATCATTTTTTCAAGTTCTGTAAGTTTTGCTTGCGTTGATTCTAACAATTGAGATTCTTTAGTTGCATAAGATTCTTCTAGTTGTAACTTTTGTGTGTCTAAACCAAATGTAGTTTGTTCGTAAATGGCAAGAACACTATCAATCTTTTGTTCTAGTCGAGCAATGGCTTCGTTAGACGTAGATACAGTCTCACGAATGATTGTTGTCTCAAGTGTTTCGCTGTCGGTGACTTGTTGAACTTCACCTTCATCTACAGCACTAAAACCAAAATCTTCTTGTGTTCTTAAATCCAAATACTCTTGTGGTATTGAAGTTGTCATTTCTTGAAAAACCTCGCTAGTGATGCTACTGGTTCTGTTGTCCAGCCGAACGTGTTGACAATGATGTTCAGCGGTTCTAAGTATGCTTTCTCAAATTGTAAATCGTAATCTATATATTTATTCAATTCAAATTGTTTAGGTAGAACAGACATAATAGACAGAACGTTTTCTTGTGTTGGATTAGGAACTTTCATATAACAGAATTTAATCTTCTCACCATCCTTGATCAACTCGTATCTCTTGGTAAGATTATGTTTCTCCAGCAAATCATTGTAAACAAGAGATCCTCTAACGTGAATAGGCGTTCCCTTCTTATACATCATCTTCGGATCAGAGTACTTAGTTAATTCGGACACACCACGGGGAAATGCAACGTCTTCAAACGGAAGTGTTTTAAATTCCTCACGAAATTTTTTGTTGAACGTATGAAGATCCGTTTCCGTTCCAGTCATCACAATCTGCAGCGCTTCCTTAATCTTGTCACGGCAAGACATCGGAGTAGATGACTTAACTGCTTCGATACCCATCATCTTTAGTTTAGGTTCAGCATATCGAACACCCTCGCTGTCCCACACGTTGAGAATGTATCGCTTCTTCGCTGTCCAGATTCCCGTATCGGCAATGACCTCACGTTTCATGATCATCTTCTGATCGTATGCGTTCATATAGTCAGCAAGTTCTTGATAAGACTTATCAATAAATCCTTGAAACTTTTTTTCACACACTTTGTCTAGGAAGTCGATCACTTTACTCTTGTCGGGGATGTTATCCTTGTAAACTTTCTTGACTAGAGGTCCAAAGTTTACATAGATGGAATCCGTATCGCTCGCAATGACGTAATCGATACCATCAGTGTCTAGCAGTTTGTTGAGATAACCATTGACTTTGTTTTCAATCCAGCGAATAGATAACTGACCAGACAGTGTGATTGCTTCTGCTTGTCTTACGTCATAGAAGCGAAACCACTGATTCCCGATAGCGCCATACGCTGAGTTTAACTGAACTTTCTTAGCCAACTGAAGATTAGAATATTTCGAAATTTCGTTTTCGCACTGCTGCTTCTCTTCCTTTGTCTTAGCAGCCTCTTTTTTCTTTTCCCAATCGAGCATTAATCTTTTGTATTTGGAACGATCGGTGTACATTTGATCCATCATCTCAGGAAGAAATCCTCGAACATCGTTTCTAAAGTAATGTCCGTTTGCTGCCATACAATGATGGCTGGTGGATTTGTACGACCCACTCAGCAATTCATTCACTGACGTGGGCGTGTGTAATCCTTCAACAAAAGTATCGGGTGACACATTATATTGCATAATCAAATGCGGGTACAGCGAGTTCAAGTCAAATGAACATACCCATTCATATCTGCCAGGAATAGGCTCTTTGACATATGCACCTTCGTACTTGGAATCTTTGACGTGTGTTTTCTTTTGAGGAACCGCAATGTTTTTTCGAAGCAAATAGTTATGAGTTAATGTATCCCACATTCTCACTTGAGTAAATACGTCGGTAAGATTTACTTTAGCATCATATGCTAGAGCAAGTACCATGTCGATCAGTTTCATCTTGTTGTCAATGCGATCAACCAAGTCAACGTCTTTGATGTTATAGTCGATGAATGTTTGAAAGTCATGCTTGTATAACTGGTGAAGATTCTCAAACTCACTGTAATCTAATTTGCGTTCACCAAGTTCCACGTAAGCAATATGATCGAGGCGGAAACTTTCCTGCTGAGTATAAGTAAACTTTTTATACAATTCGAGATAGTCTAGAATTGAGATTCCAACTAGATCGAATGCAGTCTGCTGTTTGTTATGGATAGTAGTCGTCCGTTCACTCACGAATCTCCAAGGCGACAATCGTTCTGCAGACTTCTCACTCAATACTTTAGAGATTCGATTATAGAGATACGGAACATCGAAGAACTGTACGTTCCAGCCTGTGATAATATCGGGGGATTTCTTTTCCCAAAGATCTAGGAAGTTTAGAATCAGATCACGCTCATCGTCACATTTAATATATTCAACATCATTCCGTGTGTTATGATAATCTCCACAACCAAGCACGTAGTATCGACTACGCATCTTAAATGTTATAGCAGTGATAGGTTCGTTCGCAAGAGATGGTTCTGGAAATCCATTCTCAGATCCAACCTCGATGTCGATGTTTGCTATACGAAGTAAACTGGAATCGAAATTAACACCGTCCGGAAATTGTTCATTGATGTATGCGTATGCATAGTTTGTCGTTCCATAGAATTCAAAGTTAGGAACATCTGCATACTTGTCAGTGAACTCTCTAGCCGCTCGCATCGAATCTAATTCTTTAGGGCGAACGTTTCTTCCATCAAGAGTTGTCCAACCAGTCTCTTGATCCGTAGGTAAATAGAACGTGGGGCAATACGGAACTTTCCTTGCGTACTTTCTTCCGTCATTGTATCCTATTTCTAGGATGTTGTTGCCCCGTCTTGTGAAGTGCGTGTAAAATCTTGTCATAGTACAATCTTTGAGTCTGGAGTTATGATATTACCAAACATCTGATTATACTGTGTTTCTATCTGTTTGTCAACTGTTACCGCATAGACAACGTGACTTTTGTTGATTTCGACCACATCTTGTTTTGAAAATAGAACAAGATGTTGGAGTGATAGTTGGGGTGCGCCATTTTCACCAGCGGCTAACCCAATAAGACAAGGATTTTTCAAAGTATAGATATCATTCGATTCCTCAATAATATCTCCCAAAATATCTTCACCGTTCAATATGTGAAACAACTTGATATCAGCCATAATATATCTCCTTAATGGTGTGCGTTTTTAACGTTCTTACTGACGAACAGGGAACGCCACGGAAACCCTTATGTCTTAGATCAAAGGCATATAGCTAGTAGACATTTGTGCTTCGACCATAAGTTCTGGATACATTAAAGGTCCAGCAAGGCCTAACAAACATGCGCCAATAACTAATACCGCAAGTGCGTAATTTCTAATTTTAACAATCATGAAATCACCACCAACGTGATCATAAGAGGAGCAACTAATAATGCTGTCGCAAGAGTATATACCGCTTGCGCTTCTTCACTATACAATACTTTCATTACTCCTCCTTTGTAGATACTTCGTAACCAGCAGCCTTCCACTCCGCAATAGTGCGGCACTTCATTTTTTTATGCGGAAGACCAGCAGGTCCACGTACTTCTACTTTTGCACAAAACTTACCGGCATCATTTACCTTAGCAGTATATGATTGCTCTTCAGCCTGTACAGATTGTGCTGCTAAAGTTGCAGCAAAGATTACACCGCTACATGCGGCTAAAATTTCTTTTTTCATTTCAGTGTCCTTAGTGAGATTGAATTTCTATCTTTCTCGGACGCTGTTCTTCGGGCAGTTCAACTCTCAATTTAATGACTAGTAAACCGTTGACGAATTCAGCTCCATCAACGACAACATGGTCAGCGAGTCTAAATGTTTCCACGAA